AATTGAACCCTTGCTTGATATGCTCCGCCTTCAGTTTCAAGCGGATATTTTAAATCGGCTTTTCTACCACGACCAAATATACCTCCTAAAAGATCTTGTGCTGCATCAAATAATCCAGATATATCTGGAGCATCTATACTTTTAATTGCTTCACCTGCTTCGTTTATAGCTTTGCCACTAGGGCCAAATGGTGATAAGCTCGACGTTGTGTCATTAACACTACCAGCTATAGTTTCTCCATTAGGTCCTATTTTATTAAGAGCCGTTGTTGAAAGTCCTGTTAATCCGATATCTGACATGATAATCCTTATAGATATAATTAAATATTATTTTTCTATTTATAACAAAAAACATGGCTTATTCCGGTAGATATACAATCAAAAATGCATCCAAGTACAAGGGTGACGCAGCCAATATAATATATAGGTCGTTGTGGGAGAAGGCTGTATTTCAATGGTGTGATAAGAATCCAAAGGTAAAACACTGGAGTTCTGAAGAAATTGTAGTGCCATATTACTATGAAGTAGATAAAAGGTACCACAGATATTTTGTTGATATGAAAATAGTATTTGAAGATAAAACATTACTAGTAGAAATAAAACCTGAGAAAGAAACACTTCCACCCGCAGGCCCGCGAAGAACTAAGCAGTATATTTCTGAAGGATTATCTTATGTAAAGAACATGAATAAGTGGGAAGCCGCAACTGAATATGCGAGAGATAGAGGTTGGGAGTTTCAAATATGGACGGAGAAGACATTACAAGAAATGAAGTTGTTAAAAGGACCGGTTCCGGGTAAACTAAAGAAGCTTACACCATATAAACCTTTTCGAAAAAAGCGTAGAAAAAAGTTATAAATAGTCTTATGAGTAACTTATTTCAAAAATTAGAACTTGAAGCTTTTAGAGCAGGTATTAATCCTCGTACACAAGAATCGCGTGAATGGTTTCGTAAAAGAATACAAAGACTTACGAGAGTAAACCGTGATGCTTTAATGAGAGAAGATGAAATTAATCGTAGAGCATCTCATAGTTATGGTTCTATGTTTATGTACTTTTATGATCCTAAGCATAAAGACAAATTGCCTTTCTATGATAGGTTTCCATTAACAATACCGGTTGAACCGGCTCCTGGCGGATTCAGAGGAATCAATTTACATTATCTTCCTCCAGTATTAAGAGCAAAGTTTTTAGATGCATTATTAGATGCAACCAATAACAAAAAATATGATGAATCAACGAGATTTAAATTAACATACGATTTGTTAAAAGGTGCACGTAAAATGAGATATTTTCAACCGTGTTTTAAACATTATTTGCTTGCACATGTTAAATCACGTTTCGCAGAAGTACCTGCACCTGAATGGGAAATAGCAGCATTTCTACCAACTGCACAATGGGAAAAAGCAAGTGCTGGAACAGTTTATACAGATTCAAGAAAGAAAGTAAATGGCTAACAGTATTGAAGATCTTAAAGCATTAATGAACACTAAGTTAGGTTTTGCAAGACCTAATAAATTTTTAGTTACATTACCATCTGTAGGTGTGGGAGGTGGTTTATTAAATGGATTAATAGGTGCATTTAGTGCAATGGGTGGAGGAGCAAGTCCAAGAGAATTGAATATATTATGTTCAAACGCAACCATGCCAGCAAAACAAGTACTCACTAATGATAGAAGAATTGGAATGGAATTTCAAAAAGTAGCTTACGGATATGCTGTAGATGATGTAAGCATGACATTTTATTTAATGAATGATTACGGGATAAAAGATTATTTTGATAGTTGGAGAAGTACAATACTCGATGAGTTTGGCCAAGCATCTAACTACAAGAACGAATATGCTAAAACAGTAACTATACATCAATTAAGACAACCATTAAAAGGTTTTAGCAAACAAGTCGGGCCAATAAGATTTAATGCTGGTCTCGGCGGAGGAAGTGTCTATTCAGTAGATTTACTTGAAGCTTTTCCAATAGCATCAAGTGCGATTGAATTGAACAATGAACTCGACGGTTTAGTGCAATTAACAGTTACATTTGCATATACAAACTGGAGAAGAGCCAGTGGTGGACAAAACTTTATAAACATGGATATTGATACACCTCTTGGCGGAATTGATATAATATAAGGAGTGAAACATGGCGTTGCCAATATTATCTAATGATAAACCAATGTATGAGGTAGTAGTACCTTCATCACAAGAAACATTTAAATTTAGACCGTTTCTTGTAAAAGAGCAGAAAAGTTTATTGATTGCTTTTGAATCACAAGACAATAAACAAATTTTAACGACTATGCTAAATTGTATAGAATCGTGTGTGCCGGGTATAGACTTAAAAAAATTAGCTACATTTGATATGGATTATGTTTTTACACAAATAAGAGCTAAATCTGTAGGTGAAAAAAGCACTATATTGACAAAATGCACAGAGTGTGAAGAAGAAAATAAAGTTGAAGTAAACTTAGAACACATTAAGATGGAAAAAGCTGAAATGAAAAGTCAAGTCATTTCGATAACAGATCAGATTAATATACAAATGAAATATCCTACGTATGTAGATGTTTTACAACAACCTAATTACATGAAAGATGATGCAACACAAGTTGAAGTCATGTTTGATTCTATAAGATCATGCATGTACGCAGTTCAAACTGGTGAAGATAATGTATTGATTAGCCAAGAACCCATTGAAGAAGTTGAAAAGTTTGTTAATTCATTGACAAACCAACAGCTCGAAAAAATTACTGAGTTTGTTAATAATATGCCGACTTTAGAACATAAGCAAAAGTTTACATGTGAAAAATGTGGACATGAGAATACATTAGCATTGAAAGGATTACAAGATTTTTTTTAATTAACCTCTCTCATGAGTCTTTGGAAAACTATTTCAAGACCAATTTTTTAATGATGCAACATTTCAATTATTCATTAACAGAATTAGAAGGAATGTTACCGTGGGAGAGAGAGGTATATTTAATGTTACTTAACGAGCATTTAGAAGAAAAAGCTCGAATGGAGCAAGCACGAGGATAAAAAAATGGCAGCAACTTTAGCAGATGTCAATGCAACTTTAGGTGTAACTAACATAGCTTTATCGAGTGTAGTTACAGAACAAAAAGAAACTAATAAAGGTATAACTGCTTTTGTAGACTTCATAAAAGATAAAGATGCAGATGATTCACGTAGAGCATTAGAAGATAAACGAGAATCTAAGCCTATATTAAAAAGTATAGGGTCTGGCGCTTCAGCTATAGGAGGCGGACTAGTATCAGCTGGCAAATCAACATTCGGATTTGGTAAAGGACTTCTCAGCAAGCTTGCAATTCCTGCAGGATTTGTTGGTGGGTTTTTAACAAGTTTACTTTCTTCTAAGTTACTTAAAGGTGGCATTCTTGGTTTAGCATTTATGTTTGGTGATGAGATAGCAGAAATGCTAACAGGGCCTGACGCTAAGAAAGAAGTTAAAGATCAGGTAGCAGGTGCAATTAAAGGAGGCGCTGTTGGATTTTTATTCGGTCCTAGATTCGGTCTTATTGGAACTATATTGGGTGGATTACTGGCTAACAAAGAAATAGATAAACAGGCAGGTGATTTAATTAAAACATTAGAAGATATGGAAATCACACTACCATCATTAAGTAATATATTTAAATCTATTAACACTGGTGTTGCCGATGGTCTTAAAGGTATTAACGCTATGCTAAAAGGTAACTTTAGTGTGGATTCTACTGTTGATGCATTAAAACTTTTAGGTGGTGCAGCATTCTTAATATCACCAGCAGGATCATTATTTCTTCTTAAAGGAATGGCAAGAACAAGAATAGGTAGAGTGTTGATGGCTTTAGCTGGTATAGGCTATGCAACAGGTTTACTTGGTGGAAATAGCGGCGACAGCAAAGCCGGATCGGGTGGAGTGGATGATGCCTTCGCTAATAATATAAAGAACAAATCTGCAGCCGGCAAAGTTCAAGGTGGTGATGTCGGCGGGTTCACTAGCATCTTTAAAGGTTTAGACACTATAGACACTGCACTTCTTGTTAGTGGTTTCGCGTATTTAACTAAACAAGTTGCTGATTTAGGAATAGGCATGTACAACATGTTCACTGGTTCATTTAGTAAAAAAGTAGTTTCTAAAGTAACTGATTCAATGGGAAGTCTCATCAAGAATGCTAAAGGTCTTGGTGGAGGTTTTCTAAAAGGCTTACTGAGTGCAGGAAGATTTGGCATGTCAATGGTTGGAAACTTACCTGTACTTCTACCGTTAGCTGCTATGGGCGGTTTATTAGCTGTATTGAATAATAAAGAATCATCTGAAAAGTTGGCCATGTCTAATAGAGCTACAAAATCATCAGGAACTACTAGTAAAGAAGGTTCAGATTTTTACAAAGGAACTACTGGGTTTATAGAAGACTTTCAATTTGATGCATCAAACAAAAAATCTTTTATAGGAGCAAATAGATTTAGTAAGCCAGGAATAAATTCAAATCTTTCAGATTACTTTAAAAATTTACCACCACTCCCATCAACAATGGATCCAACTGGTAACGGCGGAAATGTTATTTCCACAAACACAGTAAATTCAGGTAATGTATACAACAGCGCCGGCTTTGCTATTAACTCAGCCGGCGCCAATGATCCTAGAAATATGTTTGGTAAATCCAGCGCTAATGCAACTGGTTTATTCTAAGCATCTTCCTTTGCTAACTTAGCAAAATAAGACATTGTATCTTCATCCTCAGAACTGATTTCTTCAACAGTAACGGGCTCCATTGCAGCTACTGGATCATTCATCTTAATTTCTTCTTTTACTGAATATGAACCTGCATTTATTTGCTCACCAAGAACTCTCATCAATTTAGTTTTAAGTTCATCATATGTCTTGTAGTTCTTTGGATTAGTGAACTCAGTAATATCGTGCATTTGGTTATACACTTCTTCAAGTTTAGCTTCATCACTTTCAAGAAAAGCTGATGGAGAAGCAAACTCTGACTTATCATAGTTTCTATAACCTTCTACATTTCTTATCTTAAGTTTGAAGTTTGCACCTTCCCAAAAATCAAATGCATCCATTGGAGTTTCATCTGCAAACTCCGGATTCATCTTATCCATAATCTTATCGAAGATTTTCTTTCCAAATTTATATAGAAATACTTTACCTTCGTTTTGAGGTGCTGATGGATCTTGAACTACATATATGTTAGTAGCATAATGTAACCTTCTTTTTTGAGATCTTGCTTTTTCTTTATCAGCATCAATGCCTGAATTCCAAAGCTTTGAATTTAATTCACCGACTGGATCAGTTTGACCTATTGATGTAAGTGAATTTTCAATATACCATAAACCAGTAGGGCCTTTAAAGCCGTGATCCCAATATCTTACAAATGGTATTGCACCATCTTTACCGGGAAGGAATCTGATAACGGCATAACCATTACCTGCTTTATCAACTGTAGGTTTCCACACTCTTTCATCAACGTAAGACTTTTGTTCTCCTCCGCCGACAGATTGTGCTGCTTCTATAATTTTATTGATGTTGGAACCGCGATTGCGTTTTAATGTTTCAAATGACATAGTATTGTCTCCTTATTTGCTGAAATATTAACTGTATTATTGCATTGTGTAGTATTATATATACACTACTCAAATAGTGATAAGTCAATGGAATTCTTTTTTGGTAAAAAGTTTAAATCCATTGCCTCTGCTTCAAGCTTATCTTTAATAATAGGTGATATAAACTTTCTGATATCTTCTATTTCGATATCATTAGTTTCACACACTTTTATTATAGCGTCCATATAAGGTATCTTAAGTTCAGCTACTGTACTTTCGATAAGCTTTGTAAATTTAGACTTTGTTAAAAATTGTTCTTCTATTTTCATTTGTCTAAAACCCTTAATAAGATTGTATCTTTGTTGATTCTACCATTAGGTACTTTTGTTTTTGTAGTTATATGAAGCCTCCAAAGATCATCAATTTGTTTTGGAGTCCTCGTTAAGAATGATGGTAAGAAATCTAGAGGCTTACGCAAACATACAGTTCTGCTTAAACCTTTTGTAAAATTCTTAATAGTTGAACCTGAAATTTCAAATCCATTAGTACTATCAGTAACATATTCAGTAACCATCTTACTTTTAGTATTGAACGTATACAATCTAGTTTTAGTTGGTATTTGAATAGGATTAATTGATACAATCTTAAAATCATTATCTTCTTTTTTATATTGCATTTTAGCAACCTGTTTATCAACCGCTTTAATGCCTTTAACTTTGACATTACGTGATGCTTTAGTTGCTGATCTTATTCTTTCAAGATCTTCAAGCATTGCTTTACATGCTTTAATTCGGTAATTGAGAGTTGACCTTTTTAGGTGGGAGTAACCTTCAACTGCTTGGTCACATCGTTTATGATAAGCATCCTCATAATCAAGGAGCCAACCCTCAATCCAAGGCTTAACGTAACTTATTGCAGTATTTGTTAAGCCGTGAAACTTGAATCTATCGTATATGTTAATTGTGGTATCGTCACCATCGATCCACTGATCTTCTAGTTCAAGTAATTCTTGCATAATAGTATTATTAATTTTTCTTTTTAATTTTTCTTGTGGTGATAAAGTAATTACATTACTTTTTTCTTTTAGTTCTTTTTTCTTATCATTGAGTATAACTTTACCTTCTTCAATGAGAGGTATAGTTTTTTCAAATAAATGATTTAAAAATTCTGCGGCAGTTTCTGATTCATAAGTTTTATTCAAATCATTATTATACCAAAACGCAGTAGCAGCATGATGAGTATATGTAAACTTCCATTCTGGATTAGCTAGTATATACTTTGAAGGTTGTGGAAAGTTTTTCTTAACCCATGTTTTAACTTGATTAATACAATCTTTCTTATCTACATTAATATGAAAATAATCTTTAACTGCGTTGAAACCTTTATCAATAGGTACACCAGCTAAGCCAGTACGAGCTCTAGCTCTCATTGTTTTCTTTTTAGTCTTTTTACCTTTTAGTGCTTGTAGTCCCATATTAAACTCCCATTTATATGTTGTTGTTGTCGATGTAATTAAGTGTTGCGCTTCTTACCATAGTCGGATATTCACCAAGATAAGTGCCGGCATGTAGCATTTCTTTAGTTACTAAATGTTTATGCATGTGTTCTATATTATCATAGTTAGCAAGTATGTCTTTACCTAACTGATCAAACTCATGATCTGTTATTAAGTTAGTGTTAAGTTGATAATACGCATAAGAACACATTAGATATTTAGCTATTGGATTCTTCATTACTGAAGATCCAATACCGGTTGTGCTACAGAATCAGTATAAAACTTATCCTGATGAGCGATGTTGATTTTAGTAGATATAGCAATTGCCAATCCACTATTTCGATCTAGAAGCTTTTGAGCAAACTCATCTTGCTCTTCAGCTGACATGTATTCTAATTGATCGATGATTTTATTATAATTGAACATAATTTAAACTCCCATTTAATTATTTAATAGATATATTATACACCAGTTTTACAGAAATGTAAAGGAAAAAATGCATAAAATGCAAATTAATTTCTCCTCATTGTTGAGTACTCTTTAGGATCTGCATCTTTAGTTACAGGTACCATGTTAGATTTATGCATAGTGGCAATACCTGTAATGAACGTGCCAGTGTAGGCATTTGTTTTAGACTTACCAACAACTTTACCGGTGTAGTTGCTTGTTGGTAGAGAACGTGAATGCTCTTTATAATTAGGAGCACTGATTCCAGAATCTTTATTTTTATTTTTAAGCTGTGATGGATGTACACCACGTGCCATTAGCCACTTATCGTGTTCAGCTTGAGCTTTTTGCCAACCTGCTTTACGAAAAGGCTTTTTCTTTTTAGTACTATTATTGTTGTAGTAAATTGGTAATAGATGCATTGTCATTTTTCACAGCTCCAAATAATTTATTTAAATCGACATAACCATAGTTGATGGCAAACAGTATAGCAACTATTATCATAATAACAACTGCATTACGGAAGAACCAACCAACTATGGAAAAGAATACTCCTACAATCAATGCTCCAGCTACCGCGAAGAAGAGGAGTTGAAAATATAGTGGTAGCATTGATTGTATCTCAGAAGGACTAGGCATATAGCTCTAGCTCCTTTTGTGCTTCCTCAGGTGTGGCAAAGTAACCACTGTACCTGTTGTAGGGCTGGATAAATCCTTCGGAATTATCTATCTTACCCACATACCAACCGGCAGCTGAGGCCATAACGATGGCTTCTGATACACCATCATTATCGAATTGAATGTCTTTGATTTCTTTAGTAAATTGCATTTTAGTTTCTCCGCTTTTTTGATTATTTAATAGATATATTATACCATAGTTTTTATGGTTTGTAAAGGAAAAAATGCATTTAAGTTAAAAAAAGTTATTAACATGTTAATTACGTCTTATATCTTTGAATATCGTTTGGACCAGAGATGCTAGGCATCTCCGGGCTTTTATTCCAATTAAAGATATTTTGATTTTTAGCTTCTTCAAGCTCTTCAGTTAATTCTTTAATGCGCTTATACAAGGCATATTTTTCTTTAACTTCTTCAGCTATCTGCTTTTCTAGTAATTCAATTTTAGTGAATAGTTTCGTCGTCATCTTCTAAATCCAATCTAAATACGAATTCCATTCCATTATCATTATGAGCTTGATGAACCATTTCTCCAAGCGTATAATTTTCATCTTCAACAGTAAAGACTATTTCATTTTCTTCGTCAAACTTTTTTAGTTTTTCTTTTTTAAAATTTATTACATTTGATTTTTTCTTAGTCATTTATTTCTCCTATTTAAAGCTCCAGCCGATATTGGCTTTAGCCCAATCGTTTCCCATGTCTTCAATGATAGCTAACACAGCATTGTCTCTTGGTAATGTGTCCATTTCTGAAAGTTTATTTTCAGCTCTGTTAAATTTACCACCAAGTATGTGTGTAAGAACTGCGGCCGTATCAGCTGCGTCTTGAGTGTACATAGATGCCATGTCTTCTTTAATGGCCCACTTGGACTTTGACTGTTTTGTGTAATCTTTAACTAGGTTTTTTAAATTTTTAAATGACATTATAAACTCCTCTTTTATCATTTTATAGTACTATTATACTACAGTTTTACGTAAATGTAAAGGAAAAAATGCATTTTATTTAAAATAAATTATTAACTTGTTAAATGCTTTGCATGTATTTTACAACCAATAAAATTGTTGTAATAATCTTTACGTAAAAGTACATCATTATCAAATTGCATCTTTGCTTCATGATAAGACATTTCACCTTTTGTTTTACAGAGTTTTATTATTTCTCTTTTAAACTTTTCGGTTCCGCGTTCTTCCACAAGTTTGCATACTTCATTGGATGAACCATAGTATTGTTTCCAATCTGATTCAATACGCGTCCGTACTCTTCTCTTACGTGTTTTAGTGATGGGGAGGGTCTTAGGTTTCCAGAAATTCTTTTTTCCAATATATTTTTTGTTAGTGTCGAGTTCTGTGATTTGGTATACAAAGCCTTGGTATTCCTCTGGTGCTATATTATATTCTTCATTATTAAAAATCCACATTATTGTTCAACTTCTTTAGCTTCAGCTCTTCTTCCGCAAATAGAACAGAATATAGGTTTTTCTTCTGAAGCAACATAAGAAACATTGTCACATTCTTCACACTCGATCTCGTAATCCTTCAATGATCTCTCTCTTTCTTCTATCAGATGCTTTGAACCACTCAGCTATTTCATGAGTAGTTCTTCCGCATCCAATACATAGTTCATTTTCAACTTTACATATTTTTACGCAAGGTGAAACTATCTTAGAAGTCGATTTCACAGGCACCACCTGCGCATGCGGCTGCAGCGAGTGTATCAACATCGGTATACTTCTTTTCTGTTATATCTTCTTTCCAATCAATCTGTTTTAAGTTTGATTGTATTTTTTTCCATTTGTGTAATAGGTATGCATCTTTCAAACAACCTTCAGAAACTTTCTTGTCTCCATCACAATAGTTATTTGCAAAGTTTTCAAACCTACGTACCCAATCTTTTCTTGCAGAATTTTCTGAAGATTCTACTGATAGATCTAAACCAAAACCATTTGCGGTTGAACAAGCATCCCATAAATTTGGAAACACTTTAAGAGCATCAACCACTAAACCAGATGCAAATATTGATGCATCACCATATTTCTTAACCATAGTTTTAGAATCGATAACACCAGTGTTTGGTGCTTGATTATAATCTTTATCGCCAGTCATTGCTAAGAATGAAATTCCTGCAAATGCATCACGGTTTTCATATACATATTTTTCTACGTTATCCCAATCATCTACAATGATTGTATTAGATACGTTATGTCTTATACCTTTGTCTGCACAAAGTTCTTCATTAGTTCCAGTTTCAACCCAATGTTTTTGAGCTTTCTTAACAAGTTCAAGATGTTTAATACCTAATAAATCATCTTTATACATAGAACCTTTCTTAGGTAGTATTGGAAATGAAACAACTACATCAGTTCCTGTTGATGACCAAACAGATTCCTCAACCATGTAAGGATTGGTTTTCATAATAGCTTGAGTTATTTCTGATTCTTTATTCATTTGAACATTTCTTATATACATATTAGAATGTTCTGCATGAATACCTGAAGCGGTTTGTAGTAATACAGATGCATTACCACTTGGCTTTACACAGGTAGTTCTTGCTGCTGGATTAATACCGATTATTTGCGCAACTTCTCTGTTAACTTCTTTAACAATCTTTGCACCTTTTTCTAATATCTTTTGATCGAAAAGAATATCAGGATTATTCATCCATCCTGTAATCGAGACTCCAAGCAATGCTTCTCTATCAAATATCAATTTAGAAGTATCGGTTAAAAACTTAAAGTCTGTGTACCCTGCTTGTAGGGTACCGAGGATAGACGCAGCTCGACATGCCTTATAGAAGTCTTCCTCGGTATTGCATTTCCCTCCGTTGATTTCAGTAAGGTTACATCCTTGCCAACCTGACTTTTTATTAATCTGCGGATACATACCAATCTCTACACATGGATTTGTAGTATGTTCTGTAGACTCAACGAAAACGAATCCTGGTTCACCGAATTGCTTGACTGATTCCATAATCTTGCCAAACTCTTCTGGTGTGGTCTTATCTCTCACAATAACTGCAGAGTTATTAGACCTTCCTCTTTGAGGATTATCCATGAACCAATTGCCAGTTTTTGCATTCATCATTTCTTCATCATCAGGCGAAAAAAGACAAATGGTTGCTGACCTACGTACACCTCCTGACAATACCGCATCAGCTGCATGCATTGTTATATCGTATGCGTTTATAGGTTTGATTGCTATTGGTTCTTTGGAATCTAATACAATACCTTGAAGTAAGTGTTCTATTTTATCTAGTGATTTACGTAAACCTTCTGGCCCTGGTGCTTTAAAGCCACCCGATATTTTTGCGCCTTTAGGTCTTATCTGCGATAAATCAAAGAATACTCTTCTTCCTTCGTAGTCTGGATATTTACCTCCACCAACGAAAAAAGATGACATAAGAATGTCTAAAGCTGAAGCCCAACCTTCAATTGAATCTTCAACTATATAACCTTTCGCTTGTTTAGTTCTGTTTTGTATTTTAGGTAGTTTTTTGATATGATGTTTCTGTACAGAAAACCCTGCACCTGCACCACATAACAATATGTAGAACACTTCACCAAAAAACTCCGGTCTGTTAATATACGAAGATGTACAATTATACATCCTCATTTGATGTTTCATTAATTGATCACCGCCAAATTGTAAAGCTCTTTGAGCACCAAGAACTCGCTGCTCTTTATAAGCACTTCGAGCTTCTTCTACAAACGGCTGTAGTCTATTATTATTAGTAATATAATGTTGTTCGTGCATATCAATTACACGATCTACGGCCTCATCCCAAGTTTCGTATCTGCCGTCACTCTCTATAAAACGCGAATAACCTTCGTAAAACTTAGTTTGAGACAAAAAATTCCTTGTGTCAACAGATTGTTGCATTTTCTTACCTCTTATCTTTTTTGATTGTTGTATCTATTATATATTAAAAAACAACTTTTGTAAAGGACTTATTCACCATCTTTTGAAAAATATTTTTCAATCATTTCAATTCTATCATATGCTGCTGCCATCTTATCGAGTTCTGCCATGACAGCTTCAGTAATATCACCGTGTTCTCCAATACCCGCTGGCATTGTTTGATATACATTAATGTTAGCTTTATGAACTTCAAGTTCTCCTTCGGCTTGTTTCTTAGCCGCTAGTATTATTTGATCGCCTACTTTCATAATTATCTCCTATATAATTTTTGCGTTTACTTTTCTGTGTTTATTCCATGCAACGAATCCACCTATTCTTAATGCCCAATAAGCTAATTTATTTAATAGATGAAACCCGTTTTGCTCGATATTTATATCACGAAATATTAGATCTGCTTTTTTCTGAGTAATATTTCCTATAGTTTTCTTTTTATTTATTTTCAATAATGTTTCATACTTGTATGCAAAGTCATGCACTAGTCCACCCATTAACAATACGCCTGTAGGTGATAGCCATGTATGTAAGAATTTTGGAATAGATGCACCGTCAAAAGTAAATCCTGCAGGAATGACATACCAGTCTCCTTCAATTCTATAAGCCCAGTCTTCTGCAACTTTCCAATTACGTGTACCTATTAGCCACATCCATATTGCTCCCCAAAAACCTTTACCTGCTGTAGGTATTGCAATAGGTTGTAGCTTTGGCATTTCTTTATATTCAAATCCAATAATAACATCATCACAATCGACGCCAAACATATTAACTATAAGACCTATAATAATTAATATTCCAACTACTGTAAATTGCCACCAAGTAACAAGTTGATCTATTATGAATTCCATTACTTTTTCTCCCCTTTAGGTTTTACTGCTTCTTCATAGTAAAAAATAATTTGGTTCTGTTGTTCTATATATCTTTTTATTTGCTCAAAATTAATTGCTAAATTTTTAAATGATTGTGGATCTAAACCGTATATTACAAATTCACCCATACCAGCTTTGACTTTCTTTATAACTTCTGGTAAGTTCTTCTCAGTTATCACTGTAACCTTAACATCCAACATCTGTATAGGCTTAACTTTCTGTGCTGTAGCAATAGTAGGAGTTATAACCTTTTCAACAGTTACTATTTCTTTTTCTGGTTTCCAACTACAACTACTTAGTAGCAGCGTTGATGCCACCAAACATTTTGTTAACCTGTTCATTAATTCTCTCTTCTTGACCTATGGGATCTGCTAAGCTATTTTTAATTATATCAGTTTTAGCAAGTAGGTTTGAAATCTTCTTGTTATTTTCTGCAGCAATAGTTAACTTGTTATTTAAGTCTTTAGTTAACTTAATTTGCTTTTGCATATTTTCTTGTAGTGATTTTATTGTAGAATCTTTTGACTTAACTGCAACTTCAAGTTTTGCATTATTATCTCGAAGTGTGGCCATACGTTGCATAGTGTCATTGTAAATAAAGTAAGCACCATAGCCAATACCTGCTAGTATAGCAAGCACAAATATAAAGATGTATAGCCTAGCCATGATCTTCTATATATTTTCTAAATCGTTTTAGCATAACTGGAAATTTATCTTTGCGTCTTCTTCTATCATGCACGTAGTTTGGACCCATAGCTGTTGCAGCTGGATTAGGTATAGACGCTGTGCTTGTAGACGGAACATCTTCACTTGCAGCTTGAGCAGCTGCCATGTTTTCAGGAGATGGTGCACCCTTCTCACCTTTCTTTCTCATTCTTTTTCCAGATGCTCTACGCATACGAATGTTGTGCCATAGACCCATATTCTTTTCTTCTACATTTTCTTTTTTCATAGCTTTTGTCTTCTTCTTCATTTTGTTTATGAAAGCTCTATATACTGCAGCTGGCCCGGCTTTACCCATAACTCTCGCTCTTTGTTCCATTGCAATTGCTGCTTGTATCTGGTGAGCATGTTTTTTACCAGAGTTCTTAATTTTAGATACTGATGCTTTTGCGTCATCTACTGTAGCAAACTTTAAACCATGAATAGTTCCCTTTGGATTTTCATCGGTATACAGGTCACTGTGTTTTTTACTATTAGCTGCTTGACCTTTTTTTCTTGGTATTCTTTCTGAAGCTTCATGTATATCAGTGTTTGCACTTTTACCAGATTGTTTAACTACTCTTAAAGGATTACCAATTAATCGTTCATATTTTTTATGCGCAGCTTTAGCTTTTTCTTCAGAACTGTAGTAAGCAAATACGTATCGAGACTTTGGTGCACTCGGTTGTACTAGCATATGTGTATATGGTTTTACTTTAGTACCTTTTTGCCTACCAGCTATTCTCATCGAATTAACTCACTTGCAGTTACGTATACTTGTTTGTTTGTATTTACGTGTAATGCTTCATATATATCTACACCAAACACATCACCAATAGGATAACACTCATCTTGTATTCGTACTTGATCTTTAGGCCAAACGAGTTCTGCACAAGATTCATTTATAAGTTTGGCATTCTTAACTCTATAGATACCCGGCGATAATTGTTTTTCATCTAATAAGAACCATTCATTCTTCTCATTTAAAAAATCTAATACTTCAATATTACATTTCTTACAAATATCTTCTATTCCTTTTTGTCCGACTTTTTCTTTAATGAGGAAAAGCGCTGACGCAAAAGATCCGAGTTTACTTCCACCTCCTGGAAGTTTTGCAACGAGCCTTTTAAGGTTAGCGGCAAGGCGAATAAAAGGAGTATAAGCAGACTTTTTTTCATCGTCGTCCAATTTTACATCTTTCTGTCTTTTACCGTTTTCATCAATGATACCTAATTTATAAGCATCCCAATCTTTCCAATTCATAGCCATCATGCGTATGAATCGAAAAGTGTATGTAATGTCTGCTGCTCTTTTTAGTATTCCCATTAAATCTTCCTTAAAGCATCTACCACATTAGGGTCCATCATAATTCCTGTATATTGATCATTTGTAATATAGTTTAAAAATATTAAAAATGGTTTCACTACCGGCCAATGCTTTTCTTCTAACTTTAAATCTAATATATTCAAAGCAGCTTCAATACCAAACATATTAAAAATCACTATTAAATGATTTAATATAAGTCGTTCAGATAATTCATCTGATTCAATATAACGATTCAACAATCTCTTGATATATTTGAATCTTTTCAAATCTTCATTGAAATCATCTATATCAGAAAACTTTGGGTTACTATAATGCTTAGCTGCATACAGCAATAAATTCTTTTCAGTTAGTTCTTTAAATATTAACATAAAAATATATATTCAAATTTAAAGTACTTCTTTAAGCTCCTGAATTAAATCTGCCTTATTTTTTCTTCTATCAAGTTCAACGCCGTGTTCACGTCCTATTGCTTCAAGTTCTATCTTTGTCATAGATCCTAACTCACTTGGAAGTGTATCATCTACAATAAGTTCTGCTGTGGCTTCTTCCATTGTTGTAGGAGATTCCTTTAGCATAGTGACTGTAGGTTTAACACCGTAAAATTCATCTATTTGCTCACTTGTTATTTTCCTTGAAACTAATAATTCATTTGTTCTAGGATGTCTCCAACCAGATGGAGTAGGTACTGCATCTTTTTGAAAGTTGGGTGGTGATATTGCCATAATTAGTTATTCCTTGTTAGTTACTTGATTAACTCTATCTAACAAACTATTAGATATTTTGCTACCGAACATTCCGTATTCTTCAGCTGTTACTATCTTTGCAGATGGATCATTCACTGGGGTTGCACTAGGTTTAATACTAAGATCACCTTTGTTCTGATCGCCTTTTCTCATCTTCTTTCCGGGTGCACTTTTCTTAATAGCATCTGCAGTATCTTTTGCAGCTTTCATACCATCGGCTTCAACAGTCTTTGGTGTTTTCATCATATCCATTGCACCTTTAGAAGACTTTTGTTTTTCATCATACTCTTCAGGTTTAGTAGCGCCTTTGTAATGAGCGGCTCTATCACCTTCGTATAATGACATTAATTTTTCTCTAAAAGTCATTGTGCTCTCTTTCTTTACTGATTCTTTTTNNTGATCTGCAATAGCTTTTGCAGTATCTTTTTTCATAGTGACCGGATGAGTCTTTCCACCAAAGCTGAAATTCTTCTTTCCGTCTTTTGCCGCTGCAGCTGCCGCGCCATGGAAGGCAGTTCTTTCATTTGCTGGAATGTCTTCAGGTATATGATACTTGAAACTTTCTTCCATTTCTTTCTCCTTTTACATCCATACGTGAGTTACGTAGGTTCCTATTGCTGCGGCAACAGCCACATATACAACTTTATTTATAATGCTAACAGTCCTTGCGTTTTCATCACAAGTTTTCTGTATCTCATCTAGTTTAACAGAGAGTTTATTCATACGATCTCTCATATTATCGTGGTCGTCTTGTAATGCTATTATCTTCTCCTCTGCTCTTGCTAAAGATATCATAGCATCTGCTAACTTATCTATTTTAGACTCTATCCTGTCGAGTCTTATTTCATTTGTTTCTGTGGCCACTACCTTTTTCCTTGTCCTCTATATCGTTTTAAACTTCTTCTTTTATGTTTATTCATAGTGGAAGTAGTTGGCTTACGACCAATAGATGTACCATGCTTTATTGTTTCATGTTCTAAAACAGTTTTAAAAGCTTTTGCCATTACTCACTTTTCCAAATAGTCCACACACCATAAGCAATTGCAATACCTGCCGCAATCTTTGCGAGTGGTGATAAAAATAAAATCATAAGACCAAGAGCAATACAAACCGCTCCGTCCATACTTGTTCTTTCTTTAATTCTTTCGTTTATCCAGCCTTTGACCATTACCATTTCTCCTTGTCTGCCCAGTACGCAGCTGACATCTTTCCTTTAGCGATGTTCTTGCCATGACGAGCTTTAAATGATTTACGTTTTGCTTTCATTCTATCAGACTCTCCTTTCTTAGGAGCTCCTGCAGTTTCAGCACCTTGTTGACCAAATCGTATAGTCTTAACTTTGTCTCCTTGTTTAGCAACAACGATATGACTACTTGTAGGATGCCCGGGTGTTCGTTTAGCTTTATTAAATCCAGCAACTCCTGCTCTTTTTAGTCTAGGATCTTTTTCTTCTATGAACTTTTTAAATCTATCCAAACTCATGACCTGCAATCCTCTTCATTTGTTTATTAAACTCACCTTGACCGGGTTTTGTTTTATATAATTTCTTTGTAAGACTACTATCTTTCTTACCTTTAATTCTATACTTAAAACCTTTTTCTTTGTGTTCAGGATCTGTGGTTTTTACGAGTCTTCTCTTATATTGCGCTCCATAAGATTCCGGGCCTTTAGGAGCATCAGTAGCTTCTTTTTGCCCGGGTGTTAATTTCTTCATGAGCTTTACTGATTCTGGTGTACCATAATCATATTTGTATTCTTTAACTTCTCTACCTTGTGCTTTATCTCTATATGCTTTCTTAACTTTAGATACTTCTATTCTATCCACATCTTTTATTAATGAAGGCTGTTTAACAATCTTACGTAACTGTTGTTTAAGTTCGCCAGGAGTTTTAGCTTTCATATACATTGTTGGAAGACCATCAATCTCTACTTTAAAGTTTGTATCTTCTTTCTTTAAAGCTCTTTTAGCAAGTGCCATTTTAGTGTCGTCAGCTTTTTTTGTTACTGTAAGGACATCAGCTTTCTTTTGCATGTCTTTTGCATCTTTACCCATGGTTCTAAACATTAAAGGTTTCTTCTTAGTGCTAGGACCTACTAATGCTCTTTGAACTCCAGCTTTAAACTTTTTCCTCATAGATAATTCTTTGACACTACGATTCATTTGACCAAAGAGTTTTAAAGTATTACCCATAAGCTTGGCTTCCTGTGGTCCACGCTTAGCATCAAGATACGCAGCAATCGCCATGTCTCTTCGTTTCTTTTCGCTTTTACCTTTAAACTGCGGTGCTTTAGATTTCTTAAAATCTTTGATGTAAGAACCGATTCCGTCTTTTGGATCTAATGGCATCAGTACCTCTACTTTGCATTCATTGCTTTTGTCATCTGAGTGATGACTCGTTTCATATCGCTTTTAGGTATTTGTATATGTTTGCCTTTGCCTCTTCCATAATTGATTTGAAAGCTTGGTCCTTTTTTGCCGGCGAACCTATCAATCTGAAAACCAGTGATGTCATCAGTGTACATGTTTGTAGCTTCTTCTAAATCAGCTGCTTCATCAATTAAGTTTTGCTTAACTTCTTCTATCGCTCTTCTTAAACTCATTTCATGCTCCTAACTTTTTTCTTAGTGCCAAAATCTTTTGTATCATCTTTTGAGATCATACCTTTAATGCCTGCACCAGGATCAGCTTTTCCGTGGTAGCCATCAGCATAACCGGGCGGAAGTTTTTTTACTTTACCACCTTTCATTTTAAAAGCATCTATAGCTTTTTGATGTGCTGCTTTTTCTGCATCAGACATTGCTTCTTTTTTCATAAGTCTATTTGTAGCTCTATCAATACCGCGTACTCTCATTGAAGCTTTTCTTTCCGGACCTTTCATATAGTCTTGATCCTTGTGTTTACCACCTAATTTACTTATTGCATCTTGTGTAGCATCAGCTCTACCTTTGTCAAATACATCTCTTGAAGCTTTACCAATGTAACTCTTTGCGAGATTTTTTGATATTTCTTTTACAGCAGCTTCATTTGTTTCTGCATGTTTTTTATAAATGTTTTGAACAATATCACTTTTGTGTTGGTCTGGATATTTCTTTTTAACATCTCTCATAAGTGCGCTCGTGTTGCCTTTATATTTTTTATCTTTAGCCATGTCACCTATATTTTTCTTATCCATAGGATTAACCATGCTGGTTTTTGCTCTAAAGGCTGTGCTTGTAACTCTAGCTTCACCTACTGATTCTTTTTTAGATTTTTTACCCTTACCGCTAAGATCTGAATCAGCACCATAATAAGTACCTTTACCTTTTCCAATATAAGAATTGACTCTTGCCATTGCCCATTGTTGAGGTGTAGTTCCTGGCCTGTGACCAGTTTTCCAAGCTGCCATTCCTCTATTATATACTTTCTTTAAAGTACCATAAGATATGCCAGACTTTGCCGATTTTTTCTTGAGTCCTTCGTTTTCGAATAACTCTTGATGGGTTGAAAATTTAAGCATTAGCTTTACTCCTGTTTTTAATTTTTCTAACTTTAGCTCGATCTAACATTCTAGCATGTTTAATCTTATCAACTATTTTTTCTCTTTCAATTTTTTTCTTAGTGAGGTCTACTGCATCTTCACCATACATTCTTCTATACTTTAAAGTATGTTTACTTGGTTTAGTTTTAGCTGTTGCGTCACCAGGTGCTTTCTTGTATGCTGCCGGATTATCATCCGACATTTTAGCGTGTTTTTTGAAATGTGAAAGTCTTTTAGTCTTAGTAGATTTTGAAAGACCTTTGAAGTATGGAGCCGGTTGAGTACCGGGTGCTTTCTTTACATCAGGATCTTGCTTTACTTTCTTCGGTGCTTCTTGTTTCTTTTCTACTAATTCAACATCAGTTAACCATTTTCTATAAGATCTACCATTTGATTCTACAATGACATAATTACTTCCAAGATTGGTAACAGTAGCGAGTTCGTCACTGCCCACGAAAGCAACACTGTCACCAATATTAAACAGATTTCCTTTAACATATGCCTCTCTTTCTTCAGAGACTGGAGTAAAGTGTAATATAGTTTTATATTCTTTTTGTTCTTTTAATCCCATTCCACGGCGTACTTCATTATATACTTTCTTAGCTTCATTATTCGAAACACTTCTAGGTAACCCTTGTGAGAATTGTGTAAAGTCTCCTTTACTCGCCAAATTTCTCATCTTTGATGCTGACATACCTGATACGTCATCTGCATCTGGATCACGGTCTCCAGCTGAAATTACGTTTATTTTGTTAAACTTATAAAGTCCATGTCTTCCTTTTACACCATTGTATTTTTCTAATAACTTTTTAAATTCATTAATTCTGTCTGAGCCAACAACCATATTAATATTCTTGTATCCTTCTGAATATAATTTAGTTGCTGCATCAAATACATTCTTAACTTTCTTATCAAGCATTACACTTCTGGCGTGCTTTGGAAAAAATTTACGGACCGTCTTAATTTTATAGTTATAGTTCAAAGGGTTTTTCTTGTTATCTGTAGATTGAGATAGATACACTCTGTATGGGTTACTACCTGATTTTTTAGATAACTCGTTCATTAACTTTTCATGACCCGATGTAGGTGGATTCATACGTCCAAAGGTAAAGTATACAGTTTTGTCTTCTTCAATAAGAAATGATCTAAACGAATTTATCATTAACCTTTTTTCCTCTGTACTTCTTTCTTACGAACGTCTTTAAACATGCGTTTAGCTAATCTATTAATTCTTTGTTTTAGCGCTGGCTTATCAAGTCTCTTTTCAATTTCTTGTTTTCTTGCAAATGTAAGCTCACTTTTAGGTATGCCTCGAGTTAATTTCTTTGCAATTTCATTACGTGCTTGTCTTCGTGATCTTTTTTCAAGAGTCTTTTTATTAGCCATCTTTCTCATGGCTCTTTGACGACCAATCTTAATTCTTGTTTTTAATCTCTTCATCAATCGAGATTTCTTCATTCTCTGTTGTAGGTTTAAGGCTTCATCAACATCTACTTCTTCTTTTGGCATTTCATCTGGCCATGTAGCTTCGTCAATTGATTCTTCTTTCATCAAACCGTTTAAGCTTTCTTTAGGATACATTCTAAATACTTTAGCACGAGCTTTATCGATATACTTTTTCTTATTACGTTCGTAATCACCAGGATTTTTTGCTAGTGTTCTAGCGTGTTTAGTTATATCTGAAGGTTTAGTTGGTTTAAGAATTGAAGCTTCTTTTTTGATAACCTCTTTGTCAGTTTTAACCATACGTACACCGACTTTGCCGTCGGGTTTCATGTATTTTTCTGGTTTTTTATCTGCTGATTGCACGCTCTCGTTGCCGTGATATTGCTTCTTACGTTTCTGAGCGTAGTATTTGACTTCATCTGATTCGCCTGGCTTATAATCTGCAGACGTCATATGTTTAAAATCTAATGGTGCCATTAGTTCCTCCCCGGCTTGTCCCATCCTTTTATAATTTCTGGTGAAAAGTTGGCATATGAGAATTCCATACGATCAACTATTTTCACTGCATCACCACCAAGTTTATCGATTGCAACATAACCTTCTTGGCCTGTTACGCGATATCCTTTCTTAGTTTTTAAAAACGTAGATACGCTATTCAACCTGTTTAGAGTATTTATAAGTTTTAATTTTGCAAGAACGATAACTTTTTGCAATTCAAACATTTGAATTAAACTTTGTCTATTCTTATTTGAAAAGAATGCTAGAATATCGTTAAGCTTTTTCTGCTGTGCAGCTTTACCCTTTTCGGTAGATCTTTTATCCATCTCTTTTTGATATTTATTTGAAATGAATTTAATGAGAGCATCGACTCTTTTCTTTGGATCTGGTGGAAGTGCACCTGCTCGTACATAGCTATTAGCATGAGTTTCAATGAGTTTAGCCAGATCTTGGTTGTTCTCGAGTTGGCGTAGAGTAGAGCCTGCAATACGATTGAAGATATATCCTGCGGTTTTAAGATAATCGTTTACTTGATCAGTTTCTTTCTTTGACATAGTATATTTAGTCATGTCACGAAGCATGGCATCTTGAGACCAAACGTTCTTTGATTGATTGAAACTATTTACTTTGACACCATACGTTGCTTTCATAGATTCAAATGTTTTGCCCGTATACGTGGTGTGCCATACGATTCCAATCTTTGTTGCTTTAATTTGCTTGGCCATTTCCGTCCCAGCCGGAACCGCATAAACAATTGTGTTGGGGTGAAACGTGACATACGCTTTACCATCGATTTTTTTAGTCTTAATATCAGATTTTGAATACAAGAAGTCACCTTGGACTACTCCTTTTATCCCGAGCTCTGGTAGATATTTAAGAGCAAGTTTAAGCTTGTCAGCAAGATCGCCAGATGCGTCAGCATCAATATCCGCATCGCTCTTGTATACTTTGGGAGATTTATTAAAGATTCCTTTTTTCGCCACGAAGAATCTTCCATCCCGAGGATCAGTGCCACAAAACACAGCAGGAGCACCATCCCACTTAACAGATACATTGCCAGCATGTTTTCCTCCTAACATATCACGAAGAGATCGTAAAGCCATAATAGCATCACGTGTACCTTTAACTCCACCGTAGATAACCTTATCCTCGATGTGAGTCATATGGGTATTTTTTTCTTCGGTTATAAAAGTAGAAAAGTTCATTTTAAATCTGCTTCGCATTTCTATTTTTGGTTGCTGTCATCTTCGATACAATAAAGAATCTTCCTCCGCGGATGCCGAATTGATTCTTTGCTTGCTCTGGTCTGACATAGTAGTACGCTTGGTAGTCTCCACGCGGTGTTTCACTATGAAGTACTGTGTGGTTAGATCTTATTTCGTAAGTTGGTGTTGCACCGTCTTTGATTTTCTTAAGCAACATTGGTCCTTGATAGAGGACATCAATGTTTTGTCTACCTGTGGCTTTTCCACCTCTATAGTCTTTACCGTACATTGTCTTGTTAATGACTGAACGAGATTTGACTGGACGATAGTATCCAGTTTTCATAGGAAATCTATTAGCATCGCCATGATCTTTTTGTAATGCTGCCTTTAGATCTTTTACAAATTCTTTTACTTCGGGTTCTGATTGAATCTCTACCATGCCACCATACTGCTGAAAGTCATTTGCCTTCCGACCTTTTTTATGAGAGATCCAAAAGACTTCTTTGCCTGTAGGATCCATCATGTGGAAATCAGCTTTAGGTGTACCCGGTGTACTTGCAATCTCAGAAACCTTTTCAGTTCTCTTACCTATTTTCAAATAGATGAATGGTACGTTTTCATCTTGTAAAACATTAAACAATTCTTTCTTAAATGCAGTCAGTGCTTCGTCTTCTGCACGAGTACCAGAGCCAGCACCTTTACCACCAAACTCAGGAGACTTTGAAAAGTGCTTAAGCATGTAAGACTTTCCGTCTTGCCCGTCGAAAGTAATAGTGTTAAGAGTCTTAGCATCACGAACATCAAGAGCAGACTTAAATTTCTTAATAGTTTCTGCGTCTTTCTTTAGCCGTACGGTTCCACCGGCTTGTAGGAGAAACTCTTCGCCATCATTAATCTTATTAACGACAGTAATACCACGACCTTCGCGGCCGGGCTTAAGTAGCTCGCCGGCTGTTAGATGTTTATACATGGATTTCTCCATTAAATAGTGTTTGAACCGTAACATATTCGATCCTCTGATTATTCTATTCTACACTATTTATACTAAAATGTACATAAAAAAAGCGCCTAAAAGCGGCGCTTTTCTTTATCTTCTTCATCGCGTCGACGCCGCTCATTGGAAGCTTTAATTGCTTTCTGGCGTTGCTTTTCTCGCACTTGTGGATCTAGGTGTTCATAACCTTTCAATCCATTTTCTCGAGCCCAAGCTGCGATCATCTCGATTTTATGCGCCTTCATACGCTACTTCCTTTTCCAATAGGTTGTGATATAATTGAATCAGTATAATCACCATCTTCGCTATACGTTCGAGTTACAGTTTCTTTGACAAGATTGCTACTACGATAGCGATAAGTAACTAAAGAGTGTTGATACACTCCCTGAGTAGGAAGCTTGTCAAGCGCTGATCTTAGTGGTCCATCATTCATGTTCGCCTCCATTGCCTCGACCAAGTCCGCCAAAATATTGTGGAGCTCGTCTAGCTGTTTCAAATGTTCCGACAGTAATTACAATTCCAGCAATGAATAGGATATGTGCTACTGCACTATAAGCAAATACAGTGATACTGCCTAAACTCATACTGAAGATAATACACCACATCCAAGCCAAAATCTGCATGACTACATGTCGTGTTTGCAAGTCAGGAATATTACTTAACGGATTAAGATTATGATCCATCAGATAATTCCAACTATTAACTACAAATGTTCTCACTGGATAAACTCNNATCATACTGGTCGATAAAATATCGAACTACAGTATGATCTTTAAAGTATCCTTTAACTCTGTACATTAAGCAGCATCAACAATTGGAACTCGAGTTCCTTTTGTAATACCATCGATATGTTCTGTGCATCTAAACATATATTCACGACCAGTGTTATCACGTAGAATTAAAGACTTGCGATTTCTTTTCACTACCTCAAGGCCGTCAAATGTAATAGTATTAGCCTTTGAATTAAATAGCACCTGAGGTGTATATGATTTTAGCTTTTCAATTTTTGCAATGATGCCATTAGCAATTTTTTCTAAACGTTCAATTTCTTTCATAATATTAGCCCTCCTTAGGCTGCGTCTGCAAATTCGATTGCAGTTTCCAGAGCATTCTTCTTGCGAGTCTGGTTACCACCAAACCATGAAGAATACAAGCGGTTGTCTTCATTACGACCTTGTAC